ACAGTAACTTTAATGCCCTTAGATGCATGTGGTGCTCGGTTGCCGCCACCTGTGAGAAAGTTTTCAATGGTAATATTGTCAATGTAAAAATCCAAAGGAAACGCTGGGTTGCGGCCCGCGTCAGCATCGTTGGCTCCCGGACCTTTGTTGGGTTCAACTGATCCGTCAACGTATGCTTGTCCTTGTTGTGTGCCGGATGCACCTTTGAAGCCGCCTGAGTTTTGTGGTGCACCGCCACTTTGCACCAACAACATGTAACCGTTAACTGTTTTTTTCTTGCTGTACACCAGTTGCTTGTATTGTGCCGGCGTCATTAGATACCAACTGGCTCGGTAGGTATAACTGGAAAACCGGTCTAACACATTGTCTTGAGGAGTTATTACTTGATTGCTACCATCGGTAGAAATGCTACCAGTCTGTGTTTTTAGTGCTTGGTTTAGCGTATCGTTTTCTGTTTGACTGGCGCCACCATATGATGATCCAGCATCATCACCTGCGGCCTGATTGACATTGGTGCCCGCACCACCGGTTGCGTCATCATATTGGCCAACACCGGCACTGGTGGGTGCTTGAAGATCAACACCTTGATAGTATTCGCCAGTTTCAGGATTTTGACGTAGATTGCCACTATCGTATAATTCGCCAGTTTCGGGATTACGACGTATTGGGCCTATTACCCCAGCTTCGTCTGGCAAGTTGATTCCTACGTTAAATCCGTTGGCATTACTTGTGCTTTGTGTTTGTATGAATGATCGTATGGCAGCATTGGTTCCACGATCACCATCACCAGCATTGATAGTAGGAGTAATTATTGGTTCAGCCATTGGTTAGAACCCCAGTACTGATTGAAGTGTGGTGATCTTTGGAATGTAAATTCTAGTGTCTGCTTTGAAATCCAACGGAGGTGCAGTGAGAGTGTTTGGATTGCGTTGATAAAATACCCACCACAATCCAGCGTCACCATACAAGTCGTATGCCAACAAGTCTGGACGATATTGGTATGTGACATTTATAATCCATAGCTTGTCATCACTTTCTTTGGGAATAGGTCGATTGACCATGACATCCAAATAAAACTGATCGTAGCCAGTTTGAAAGTACGGACTGGTACTTGTGTAAGTTGCAGCCATTACCAGAACCCTCCGCCGGCCAATAACGAACCATTGGCAAAGGATTTCAAACTGAACTGTTTGCTAACTTGATTGCGTGTTTGCATGGGCAACAGGGTCAATGAAATTTCCATTTTGGTAGGCACATACGTGCTGTTGATAGAAGTCTGATTGCTAACATTTTGATTTACTTGTGATGGTGAGGGTCGGTTACTTAAACTACCGTTTTTCAATCCTGCATTAGACAGTCTGTCAATGATGGCAATAACAGTGCCTAAACTGCCGCCAGGAGCCGGACCTGATGATTGAGATCTGCGATTTTCCATGTTCAATCCAATGTTGTTAAATCCGTCAGCACGTATGTAATCCACATCATTGGGCAAGCTGTATCCAAAATTGGTTACCACACAGGGACTTTCGTTAAACTGATATTTTCCAAATCCACTGAGATACACCAGCGGTGGTGGTGTGCCTGCTTGTGCATCTTGTCCGTAAAACATTTTTGTAACAGATTTAAAAAAGTGAATTACTGCCAACAAATATTGTGCTTCTTTGGTGTCTTGTGCAGTAAATGTTCCTTTGATACTGATATTCTCTACCATGCTGTTTTTGTAAAAATATCCACGATAGTTAGAATGTGTTAGATCATAACTGTCATACTTGGCTTGATAACTGGTTTCAATGGTTGGTGTGTAAGGAAATATCACACCATCAGTGGCAGCCAGGGGTGCAAGTATTCCTGCGTTGCCAGATACCTTGTACAAATAGTCAGCATTTGGTGCCAATCTCAATCGCACACGCCAGTCAGCCGCAGCAGGTGCTGATTGGCGAGTTTGCAGTGTGCTTTGATTTTGTGCTCGATTTGTTGCGGCAGCAGTTCGTGACGCTTCGGCACTGGCTGCTGTGGCTGGTTCTACAAAGTTGCCGCCCACAAACACAGGATTGTTATCTTCATCTAATGTGTACCCAGGCATGAGATTGCCGTCATCGTCATAGGCCACACCAATTGGGCCTGCTTGACTTGGGGGTACAGGTGCTGGGCTAAAAATTGCCGCACCTTCTTCTGCACGTATTCGTGCTAGTTCGGCTTCGTTGGCTGCATCTATTGCTTCGTCACCTGAGCCCAACACAGGATTAGGTGCAAATATCGCCGCACCTTCTTCTGCACGTATTCGTGCTAGTTCGGCTTCGTTGGCTGCATCTATTGCTTCGTCACCTGAGCCCAACACAGGATTAGGTGCAAATATTGCCGCACCTTCTGCTTCACGCAGTTGTGCCTGTTCTGCTTCTAATCTTGCATCAATCCCATCAGGATCAAATACTGATTCTGCAACTTCGGTTGGCGGCGGAGTGCTTACACTCTCATTGGTCTCAACATTGGCAGGCGCTGACCTAATGTTTGAAGCACCAACAGCAGTTCCAAGTTGTACTTCAGTCTGTTGATTTATAGCATCGTCTGAGCCGCCAGGCGATTGCACAGCAGTATTTACTGCGGTAATTCCTGTTGTGACAGTAGTGGCAGTGGTTGTGGTGTTTGGAACTGTGGTGATTGTGGGTGTGCCGGGTGTTTGAGCTGATGCTTGCTGATTAGATAGCTCTACCTTTTGTTTAGATAATTCTAATGACTGTTCGTTACGTTTTTGATTTTCTTCAGGAGTTAGTGGTGGCAACCCTAATTTTTTTCTAGCAAAATTACTAGGATTGTCTCGGTTAAATTGTTCAATCTCTGCTTGTTTGGCATCAATAGCTGGTTGCAGGGCGCGGCTGGCAGCAGTAGGCCGATCTTCGCCAGCAATGATAGTAGTAGAGCCGCCGCCACTTACTTCTGTAGTACTAGTGGTCGTGTACGTTGTTGGTTTTGCAGACGGCGGTTGGGCAGGGATTCCTCTAGGATCCTGATCATACCCAACTGACTGAAAATTTCGCTTGTTTTGTTCTAGCTGTGCTGCCGTAAAACCCATGCCAGAGTTTTCAATCCATGAGCCCAATTGGCCGTTCAACCCAATTACATAGTTTTCAGTTTCGGCATCAGTTATACCAGCCTGTATAGAGGCGGCATCTTCGCTCAGTCCTTGTTGTCGAAGTTGATTGAATAGTGCTGCTTTTTTTGGATCGTAGGCCATATCTGTTTCCTGTAGCTTATTTACCGCTGATAAAAACGGCACAGTTTAACAAGAGGTTGACAATTGTTGTAAATATGCTACAATCCTAGTAAGGAGACCTTGTCATACTATGACTCTATTACCAAAAGCGGCACCTCGTGTCAATTACCTCAACAACCGTGATATTTTGAAAGAAATACACCACAGCAAGAACACCTATTGCTGGTATCGCGATCCTGTGCAGGATCACCAATTTGATTTGATCCTGCCCAGCCTAGACAAAATCAATCAGCGCACGGTGGTTGAAGCAAGAAAAAATCGTGCTGATCGTATCAAGCGCGAAACAGGCGAAGTGATTGATCAAAAGAAAATCCCCAACACTGATTTAGTTTTCCGCATTACCTGTTGGGATCACATTCCCAAAGCACCTAAAAAAATTACCAAAGCCGAAGCCAAACGCAAAAAGCTAGAAGACATTTTTGAACTGGATGATGTGGCAGAAGATCCATTAGCAGAAATACTAGATGTACCTGTGCTGGATCTAAATCATGTGCGAGTGAACTTTCCACCGTTTGAACAGTATAAACTGGACGATGAAAAGAAGCCTTACATTGTTGGCCGTAGCCATTGGAAAGGTGATTTGGAAACTGGCGAGTTTTCAAAAGATCACGGAAACATGACTCGCAAATTAGCCATGATGTTTATGAAACTATGTGAACGCTATGCCACTCGTAGTAACTGGCGTGGCTACACTTACAACGAGGAAATGCGTGGACAAGCTCTTTTACAACTCAGTCAAATTGGTCTTCAATTTGACGAGTCAAAATCGCAAAACCCCTTTGCTTACTATACCGCTGCTATCACTAATAGCTTTACACGGATTCTTAACATTGAAAAGAAAAATCAAAATATCAGAGATGACATCCTGGAGATGAACGGCCTTAACCCATCGTGGACTAGACAGAACTCCGGCAAAGCTGGTATGGCTGCCATGTCCGGACCGGTTGTATCTAGCTTGGATGAGTAGTATACTAGCAGGATGACTAATCTATTCCGCAAAGCAGCAATCTTCACTGACATACACTTTGGGCTCAAATCCAATTCAACCTTGCACAATGAAGATTGCTTGGCCTTTGTAAAATGGGCCACTGCCAAAGCAAAAGAGGAAGGTTGCGAAACTGCCATGTTCCTGGGCGACTGGCACAACAATCGAGCCAGTCTAAACATTGTTACACTCAACTACAGCCTTCGATCACTGGAGCATCTAAATGCTAATTTTGACCGCGTGTATTTTATACCTGGGAATCACGACCTTTATTATCGCGACAAGCGTGATATTCAAAGCGTGGAGTGGGCACGTCATCTCCCCAATGTGGAAATATGTAACGATTGGTTTAGTAGCGGTGACGTCGTTATTGCTCCTTGGCTTTGCGGGGATGACCATAAACGCATTCCTAAGCTGACCGGCAAGTACATGTTTGGGCACTTTGAACTGCCGGGCTACTTGATGAATGCCATGGTAGAGATGCCTGATCATGGTGAAGTGCGCAGAGAAGATTTTGAGAATTTTGAACATGTATTCACCGGACACTTTCACAAGCGACAGACCAAAAAGAACATTACCTATATCGGTAATGCGTTCCCTCACAATTATGCAGATGCTGGTGACGACGAACGAGGACTCACTATACTGGAGTGGGGAGCAGCGCCTGAGTTTCATGCTTGGCCTGCTCAACCGACCTATAGAGTATACGGTCTCGCCAACCTTATTGATAACGCTACAGCTCTTCTTAAGCCCAAGATGCATGTGCGTGTTGGACTAGACATTGAGATTTCATACGAAGAAGCCAACTTTATCAAAGAAACATTCATCCGAGACTACGACCTGCGTGAGATGTCGCTGATTCCAAACAAGAACTCAGATGTGGATACGGACATGGCGCCAGGCGAGATCAAGTTTGAGTCAGTAGATCAAATTGTCACAGACCAACTCACAAACATTGAATCAGAATTTTACGACAACAAGCTACTGCTAAAGATTTATCAAAACTTATGATCCAAATACGCGACCTTACTGTTAAAAACTTTATGAGTGTGGGTGCAGCCACACAGGCTATCAATTTTGATCGCAACGATCTTACACTGGTGCTAGGTGAAAACTTAGACCTAGGTGGTGATGGGTCACGTAATGGCACAGGAAAAACCACAATCATCAATGCACTAAGTTATGCATTATACGGACAAGCATTATCAAACATCCGCAAAGATAACTTAGTAAACAAGACCAATGCTAAAGGCATGCTGGTCAGTCTAGACTTTCACATCAATGGTACAGATTACAAAATTGAACGTGGGCGCAAACCCAATGTGCTCAAGTTCTATGTGAACAACGAACACAAAGCCGCAGAAGACGAAGCACAAGGAGATTCGAGAGAGACACAAGACGCCATAGAACGTATTATCGGCATGAGCCATGACATGTTCAAACATGTGCTGGCCTTAAACACATACACAGAACCGTTTCTAAGTTTGAAGGCCAACGACCAACGCACCATAATTGAACAGTTGTTGGGTATTACCTTACTGAGTGAACGTGCAGACCGCATCAAAGAACTCAATAGACAGACCAAAGATGCCATCCAAGCCGAAGAGTTTAGAATTCGTGCTGTGCAAGAAGCCAACAAGCGCATTGAGGAACAGATTGAAAGTCTAAAACGTAGACAAGTGCTTTGGCAAAAGAAGTACGACAGTGACGTGGCTTATCTAGTTGGTCAGTACGATGAGTTAGCAAAGATTGATATTGAACTAGAACTGTTGGCTCACAAAGATCTAGCTGTGTGGTCTGCAAGAAAACAACAACAAGATGCATACGCTGCTCTTGTGAGTCGACAAACTGCTTGGAAACAAAAACAACACAAAGACATTGGTGAGTTAGAATCGACCTACAACAAACTCAGCCACATTGATATCACAGCAGAACTGCAAGCACACACTAACTTGGCTGCTTACACTCAGCGAGCCAAAGACATTGTGGATCTTGAAAAACACATTGCTAGATGTGTGGCAGACGAAGCCAAAGAACAAAAAATAATTGATAAGTTAAAAGCTGAAATTGAAGAATTAAAAGCTCACAAGTGCTATGCTTGTGGGCAAGACTTCCACGATACCAATCACGAAACAGTATTGGCTGCTAAAGAGAAAGCCTTGCAAGAGGCAGCACTACAGGCTCTATCCACAAATACACAGTGGAGTGAAAACACTGATGCACTAAGCGCACTAGGCAAGTTAGGCACCAAACCCACCACACACTACCAAACAGAAACAGAAGCAATTCGACATTCTAGTGAGCTGGAAAACATTCAACACAAGATTGATGCCAAACGTGCAGAAACAGATCCCTATGCTGAACAGTTGGCAGAACACACACCTGTAGAAGTTGGCACACAACCTGTTACGCATTATGACACTGAAACTCAAGCAATTGATCATCGCAGTCGCATGAACACAATGCTAACACAGATCAATGGCAAAGCACTAGAGACTGATCCGTATACAGAACAAATTACCGAAATGCAACAACAGGCCCTGCAGGTTGTGAGTTACGATCACTTGAACGAACTTACTAGAGTGCAAGACCATCAGGACTTCTTGCTCAAACTGTTGACCAGCAAAGATAGTTTTGTACGTAAGAAAATTATTGAACAAAATTTAAGCTATCTCAATCAACGTCTAACACATTACTTGGATAGAATTGGCTTGCCACACACAGTGAAGTTCATGAACGACTTGACCGTAAGCATTGAAGAACTGGGCCGTGAACTGGACTTTGACAACCTGAGTCGTGGCGAACGCAATCGACTGATTTTAAGCATGAGCTGGGCATTCCGAGATGTATGGGAAAGTTTGTACTCACCCATCAACTTGCTGTTCATTGACGAGATGATTGACAACGGTCTGGACACACAAGGTGTAGAGAATGCACTAGGCTTGCTGAAGAAAATGAGCAGAGAACGTCACAAGAGTATTTGGCTTGTGAGTCATAGAGATGAACTCACAAGCAGAGTAGAGAACATTCTCAAGGTGATCAAAGAAAACGGCTTTACAAGCTATAACACGGATGTAGAAATTGCGTAAGATCAAAGTATTACATCTTGAGCCCACTGATGTGTGTCAAGCCGCATGCCCAGCGTGTGCTAGGGAGACAGACCCGACGTTTCGCAAAGATCAAAAACATCATTTGACCATAGGACATATACAACGACATTTCAGTGATCGTAGGATCAAGAGTCTAGACAAAGTATTCATGTGCGGCAACTACGGAGATCCAGCCGCTGGTGCATACACTGGAAACATTTACAAATGGGTCAGAAGTTTAAATCCTAATGTTACCCTAGGTATGAACACCAATGGTGCTATACAAAACACTTTCTGGTGGCATGAAATTGGACGCTTATTCAACCAACCCCGAGACTATGTGGTATTCAGCATTGATGGATTAGAAGATACCAACAGCGTGTATAGAAAAGGTGTGAACTGGTCCAAGCTCATGCAGAACGTCCAAGCATTTATCGAAGCAGGTGGTTCAGCACATTGGGACATGTTGATCTATCAACACAACGAACATCAAGTGGACGAGTGTGAGCAGCTGGCTCGCGACATGGGTTTTAAATGGTTTCGGGCTAAAGTCAGCAAACGGCCATTAGTTGGCAAACTGGAGTGGCCACGCAACTATCAAGCACACTCATTTGATGGTGCTATAAAATGTCATGCACAGCAAGAAAAAAGTGTTTATATAGATGCTCGTGGCAATCTTAGTCCTTGTTGCTGGATTGGTGCCACACAAACAGATTTTGTTCGCACTGACTCTGTAGTAGATTTTTATCCAAAGAAACATGCAACTTGTGTTGCAACTTGTTCAACAGATCAAGCTAAAACAGCATTTTCAACTCAGTGGCGAAAAGAAATTGAATTATGTTAGCAACTTGGCATTTTCACATTGAGATCTCCAGCAAGTGTACCTTGCGGTGTCCTCGGTGTGCCCGTCAAGAAGTACCCAATGGCCTTGTGAACACAGAGCTAGATTTAGAATTTTTCAAACGCAACTTTACTCCTGAGTTTGTGAGAACCAATGTAGAGAAGATTACATTCTGTGGCGATGATGGTGATCCTATCTATGCACATGATTTAATACCTGTAATTAGCTATCTTAAAAATATAAAACCTGTTGAGATTGTGATTGTCACTAACGGATCACACAAAAAATTAACCTGGTGGACTCAATTGGGTACTTTGTTGGACTCAAAAGATAGTGTTCACTTTAGCATAGATGGATACGATAACGCCAGCAACAATCAATATCGTGTAAACAGCGATTATGACAGCATTATTGATGGGTTACAAATACTGCGTAGCATAAGTGATTGCCAAATTGTGTGGGCTGCCATTGCATTCAAGTTTAACGAACATCATATAGACACAATGAAAAAAGTTGCCCGACAACTTGGTGTGGACAGATTTCAATTGACCAAGAGCACAAAGTTTGGCAGTGTGTATCCATCATATGGCGTGGACGATCCATTACAACCCAGCGTAAAATTTGTCAGCAGTTCACATCGCTTTGAACGTGAAGTTACCCCTTTAACAGAAGCAGGCAAATGGACTGCGATTCCGCTCACAAACAACCGACTATTCAATCAAACTCAAAGTCGTAACGGTGTTACTCCGTTATGCGAGATAGGCAACAAAGGATTGTACATTGATGCCCGCGGCAGGTTATTTCCTTGCTGTTGGGTAGCCAATAGATACAATCACAATTCAGACTGGCAGCAACTAGCAAACAACTTCAATCTAAACACAAAAACATTAACAGACGTATTAGCGGATAGTTTTTGGACCAACGAGTTCCAAACTTTCAAGTGGCAAGAATGTCAAACCAAATGCTCAAGTGCATTAGTTGACGAAAAATACGCCACTTCTTGGTAAAAGGACTAACTATAGCACATAATCAAATTTGCACATGACATGGCTTTATCAAGATACCCCAATTGAGACACTGCCCGAAGAATGTGTAGGTTTTGTTTATCTAATCACAAATAATCTATCTGGACGCAAGTACATAGGCAAAAAATTAGCAAAGTTTAGCAAAACAACATATAAAATAGTCAAACAAAAGAACGGCACAAAGAAGCGGAAGAAGATACGATCAAAGATCGATTCAGATTGGAGAGAGTACTATGGGTCAAGCCCAGAATTAACCGCAGACGTAATCACTTTAGGCACCGAAAACTTTACCAGAGAAGTACTTTACTATTGTAAATCAAAATCAGAATGTTCGTACATTGAAGCAAGAGAACAGTTCAAAAGAAAAGTATTAGAATCAACTGATTATTATAACGGCCATATTCAAGTTCGTGTGCATGGCTCACACATTATAAACAAAATTTAAAATCAACTAACACCTAAGGTTGGCGGGCCAGTTTGTAATACCGCTGTGGAAAAACCGGGGAATAACCGGACACGTGACATATTGAGGCACTCCCGTCAGTAAATCTGACTATCCTGAAAAATTGGAAGTGAGTCTGAGGCTAGAACAATAGGGCCGACGCATTGATATAGTATGAATGTTAGCATACGAGAACACTGGCTATAAAAATCTAAACACTAGGAACGAGGTTTAGAGCACATGAAAATATGTGTATCGTGGTAGGAAGGAAAAGCACAGAGTCCTTTAGCATACGGTGTATAATAAATTACCTACTTCCAATGTCTTGGCTAGTGATACTCACATGAAGACAACAGCGGAACCGCGCAAAACGGTTCCGTCTGACTAGATCAATCTACATGAATACTTAATCGCTTCGCTCTTGAAATCAATCACATTAACGAGCGCAAGCGAAGTTAATAGACTTGCGTAGCAAGTCTCATAATAAGTTTAACTCTTTGAGTTTGTTGACATAGTGTGATTGTCCTTGAGCAACTTGTTGTTGCCAATCACTATGTGCGTTCTGATTGGCTTGATCACTAATATATTTCCAACACACAAACTCAACTCCATATTTCTCACATGCTTTGGCAATGGCATAGGCTTCCATGTCTACTACATCTGCTGGAATTGTGAGTGCAGGATTCATCACAAAATTATCGCCGGTACTGCAAGTTAGGCCAGAGGTGTTGCCGATATGCACAGCAGTTTCAAAAGGAGTTTGTCCTGGGGTACACCCTAATGCTTCACAAGTCATGTCTCTTTGCACAAACTGAGTGCATTGATAGAATCCTGGTGCGACTGTTATGCCTCCGGCTGTGCCAAAGTTGATGATACGTTTTGGACGATACTTTGTGATAACCTCACTAGCAGTCATAGCAGCATTGACCTTGCCTACACCTGTGTAAAACAAGTTCATCATATGACCAAGATCCGGTGCTTCTGCTCGAATAGCAATTAAAACAATGTCATTCATCGACATTGACCATCCCTTCCCACATAATATTGTGTTGAGTCAATGCTGTACCTCCAGGTAAGTTCTGCAAGTTTATAATCACAGCGGCAGAAATTTTAGTGTCAGTCCAATGACTGCGAATTAGATTTGCTGTAGCCATTATAGTGCCTCCAGTGGCCAGCAAGTCATCCACAATCAATGGATGTGCGCCTACTGGAGCGTGTGGGTGCATTTCGATGGTATCAGTGCTGTATTCAGTTTGATAGCTGTGTTGTATTGTGGTGCCGGGCAGTTTGCCACGTTTACGTACCAAGATCAGTGGAAGTCCTAACTGTCTTGCTACAGGTGCCGCAAACACAAAGCCACGGCTTTCCACAGCCACAAGACTGGAAGCATTATACCAATGTGCTTGATGCTTTAACCATCCACAGCAGTAATCAAATGCTTCTGGTGCAGCAAGAATGCCAGTTATGTCAAAGAAGTTAATACCTGGGTTGGGCCAATCAGGTACTACAGGTACGTGATCGAGGATGTTCATAAGTTTTGATCTGGCCAATCTCTAAACAAGGCATGTTGAATGTTGCCTGACACAAATTGATTGAAGCTCTTGTGTTTTTCTTCCAGTTCGCCTTCAAGTGGTGCTACTCGTTTGAACGCTGAATCCATTTGACCCATGTCCGTAAACTCCATCAAGATCATCCACTCTGGCATGTCTGCAATTGATCGGAATCCCATCTTGCATCTTGTGATTCTGTAGGATTCCATTTTGCCTTCAGAGATCAAGTGATCAAAGAAACTTTTCATTCCGTTCACCCATTCAAGGTCTGAGATGTCGCCTTCTTTGTCTGCCCAAATTGTATATAAGTCTGCCATAGTTTACTCCAGTGGTCCTAGTATTTCAAATCCCGCCATGTCGGATTTGTATAAGTGTGCTTGTTCAAGGTACAAGTATTGGAATCCACGTTCCTTGTAGATAGCACACTCTGTTTTCATTGTTTCAATGCCCAATCTCATCTTGGGCTTGTTGTAGTTCCATGCAAATTGATCGCACAGTGCGTTATGATCGTCGTAGCGTTTGATTAGACTAAATGCAACCAGCCGATCTTGATCATAATATCCAATCACATCAGTCATTGGATCTGTGTATCGACTGTCAAATATAGGCATCACACTTGCAAAATGTTTGTATTTGCAGTAGTCTCTATAGATAGAATTTAACTGCTTAATATCAGGATCAAACAAGTACTTCCACTTCACACTTGGCGTGTAGTTGGTTTGGCTGAGATCAATTCTGGCAAACTGGTAACTCATCTTGGATCCTGTCGATGCTGAAACAATCCCTGCAAGTACTCTTCTGGCCAGTTGTGATAGAAGCCTTTTTCAGCCATGAGCTTGGCTTTAGTGTTTAAGTCGCTGAGACTTTGCACTAGCGCCAGCGCATACCGGCCTTGGTTCATGCACACGCCGTTCACCATCTCAACGTCTGCAGGATGATCTTCTAAGGCAAGTATATCGTTGCGTAACAAATGTTCATGATTGGCATTTTTCAAACTGTCACTGAACAATTCATATGGCCATTCCACAGGATCGTAAGCATAGATAATAACTTCTTTGTTGCCCATGCCCCATCGTGCTCGATTTTTGAGATCAAAATAAGGATCAACTCCAATATGCACATCATAGCTTTTTTTCATTCTTGCTGACCGTGCGTATGGACAAGGCGCCCAGCCTCCAAGAGCAGGATGTGGAACTTCCACAAAGTTCACAATCCAGTTTTCAATATCTTGTTTGACTGTATCTAAGTCCATTAGAAGAAAGGCAATCCAGATTTTTTAGTTGTTTCCATGTTTTCTTTGGCCAGTTCAGAAATCATTGAACGTTCGCTGCTGCTGAGCAACAGCACTTGATCGTAGGTTATACCGCCACGCATGTACCAAGCCAATTTGAAACTTTCTTCACGAATTGACTTGGCCTCCTGCTCCATACTCTCAATTATGTTAGCAATCTGTTCAGGGTCAGCGGTCAGGAGGCGTTGTCGAAAAAAGTCGCTGTATCCAATGTGAACTGTTGTTGATATGTATGTTGGCATTCGGGGCATTGCATGTCAATGGGTTTGAAGTCATCATTTACCCGCAGTTTGATTGCATGGTCTCTAATTTTTATATACAAGTTTCTATCACAATTTTTTAAAAATTCTTCAATAAACTCAGGTTCAGTTACCAGTGCCTGTGGAGTGCGTATGCTCTTGATGCTGTTTTTGATTGCTTTTATTGTGATTTCTGTAATGGCTGTCACTGCAAGATTCATGCGTTTGGATTTTTCTTCGTCAGACATTTCGGCATTGGGCAACTGATTGAGAATGCGCTGTTGCTCAAATTGCAGCAGGTTAACGTCAGTTTGGTTCTTGTAATCCATTGGGGTAAAATAAATTTCAAGATCGCCGTGTTTGACAGTTTCTGCATAGTCACTCATGCCAAGTTTTGCTAGTACAGCCTGTAAATCTACTTCAACATCAGTGGTTTCATTGCAAGCTGGACAGTCAGTAGAAAGTGGCATGGCTTTTCCGTAACTGGCAATGCGAATGGCAGTAAGGATGGCATTGAGATCGCAATTGGGAGTGTGCCAGGCATTTTTGATGTTTGGCATGCAACTTTGTATCACAGTCACTATGGCTGCTCCGTTAAAAAGTGCGTCAGGTGTGCGATAGGTAATTTCATCCATGGCAGTCATGGGCAATACTGGCAGTTCTCGATTGACCGGAACGTCAATCGCTCCGTTGGGCCAAAATTGCCCGTCACTGGGCAGTCGAATGTAAATGGCAGGTTGTCGGAAAAAAGATTTTAACGGGTTCGCAGTTTGGGTCATATTTGCACCTATAAATATACTTCTACTTATAGGTGATAACACATGGCCACAACAGAAGAAGAATCAAGACGATTAGCTGAAGAATTGACCAATGCCACAAATGCATTAAGTCAATTTTCTGGCATGCTTCACGGTCAAAGTGCAACACAACTTGAAGCAACCAAAGCGGACAAAGATGCCAAAGAAGCTGCTTCTAAATTTGCTGCCAAAATGGATGCGGCCTCGGCTGCCGCTGGTGCACTGGCTGGAGTTTTTGTAAACTACCAGAAAGAAGTATACAAAGGCAGCAGTGCCAATAAAGCCGCTGCTGCTTCTATTGATGCCCTGGGCGAAGCAGCCAAATATGCTGGCGTATTTTTGGCGCTGTTGGTGCCAGGTGGTCCACTAGTCAAAGGTCTAGTTGCTGGTATAGGATTGCTAACCAGTGAGTTGATCAAGTCCGGCAAGTTAATTGCCGAACAAACCGACGAGATATACAAAGCCTATCAAGACATGGCCAAGGCAGGTGCCGCAGGTGCAGGCGGCATGCAGGATGTGTTTGACAGCTTGCAAAAAGTTGGCTTGGGTACAGAAAAATTTGGTGCATATCTTAGACTGGTTAACGAAAATGCCAACGAACTTGCAACGTTTGGTAACACAGTAAACAAAGGTAAAAAGATTTTTGACAATACAATGGCGTCAATGAGTACCAGCCAACGTGTTCAAATGGAGCAAATGGGCTTGGATAGAGAAGCACAAGCCGAAGCCACAATGGGTTATATCAAACAACAACGTTTGTTAACCCAAGGCACCAAAACTCAAATGGATACCAGCAGTGCGGCTGTGATGAAATATATCCAAGAAACTGACACACTAACTCGTATCACTGGACTCAATAGAAAAGAACAAGAAAAACTGCTTGATGACGCCATGCGCAATGAAGCATTCAATGCTACCATGCAGGAAATTCGAGAAACACAAGGCGAAGCAGGTGTTAGACGAGTACAAGAAGCTGCGGCTATGGCACAAAAAGCTGGCCCAGAAACATTCAAACAATTCCAAGCCAGCTTGTCAGGATTTGTGGGATCTAGCAACGAAGCACAACAAGCATTCATGGCCACTGGTGGAAAAATAGCCGAAGTGACTGATGCACTGCGTAGTGGAGAAATCAAAAGCACTAGAGATACAGCTACAGCTATGAATGACTTGTTCAAAGCATATGGCGAAACTGCTCAGCAGTTTAGAGGCCAAGCCAAGATGATGAACTATGGTTCAACATTTGGCAGTTTCTATGAAGCAGTAAAAGCTGGTTCTATCAGTATTGAAGATTTGGCCAAAGCCTATGACGAAGCTGAAGCAGAACGCAAAAAACAATTAGCAGATCCTACAACCAAGAAGGCCGCCGAAGCAGAAAACAATGTTAGAGAAACACAATTAAAACAGCAAAAACTAGTTAATCTTGGAATGGATACGTACATTTCAACTTCACATAAAGCTAGTGAAGCCAATCTTGTATTGGCTGAAGCAGCATTGGCAGCAGCAAAATGGTTAGGAAAAATGACCGGAGATGCTGAACGGAAAAAAACACAGACCTTAGCTCAAGCAAAACAAACACACCAAACCAAAACACAAACAGCATTAGAAGCAGCCGACAAAGCTCGAGAAACCGCAGCTGATGCAAACGCCACAAAAGAACAAAAAGAAAAAGCACAAAAAGCCGCAGATCTTGCAGCCGCTGAAAGTCAGCAAACTGCTAGAGAACAAAGAGAAGCGCAATTAAGAGAAGCCAACGATCGTAGAAAAAAACAAAAAGCAGAAAGAGCTGCTGCACTTATGAAACCACCTGCGGCAGCACCAGCAGCACCAGCAGGAGGTGGAGGAGGTGGAGGAGGTGGAGGAGGTGGAACATCCGCAGCACCACCAGCAAGTGGCGGGGGAGCAGCTAGTCCATCGGCACCTGCAACCCAAGGACTCAAGGCGTCTCCAAATGATCTGTTGCAGTTTGGTAGCCAAAGCGGCTCAGCAAGCAATTTTGAAGGACTCAACGACAGACTAAAAACGGCTGTAATAAATGCAGCCAGTGAGTACAACTCATTAACTGGCAAAAAAATCACAATTAACAGCGCCAAGCGTGATTCAGAAGACCAAGAGCGATTGTATCAAGAAACAGTTAAAGCTGGCCGGCCCGGCATTGGTCCCAATGGTATGCCAGTAGCACGTCCAGGCACAAGCCCACATGAAAAAGGCCAGGCAGTAGATATTCAAAATTACAATGATCCTGCGGCAGTTGGTGCAATGAATCGTCAAGGACTGAAACAAAACGTACCCAACGATCCTGTACATTTCGAGTTAGCAATGGCAGATGGAGGTATAGTACCGGCTAGACCAGGAGGTACCCGTGCAGTGATTGGCGAAGGTGGCCAGGACGAAGCAGTAATTCCACTTAAGAATGGAAAACTCCCAGTTCATATAGACAGTGCAATGAGTTTTGGTGGGCACAACGAGCTCAAGGGTTACAATGCAGGCGCGATGACTACTGATCTAGCAGCATTGGAAAAAATTGCCGGCAAGCTAGGAGCATATGATTCTTCTACAAAAATGATTACTGATCCAAAACTTTGGAAAGAAATCTTACAATCAGGCATGCTAATGAACTATGACATGGGAATGGCACAAGTTGGCACCAAAGACTTGTCTAGTCGCGTGGGTTCAGAAAATGTAGCTGATGCAATTGCCGGCCGGATCAAGGAACTGATTGACACCAAGAAAGACAGCAGCGAAGCAATTGCTCAAACTAGAACTGAGTTTGCTGATATGATGAAAACATTCTACGAAGATTTCTTTGCTAAGATGAACGCTCAACAGCAAACAGAAAACCCATTGGACGCTGAAATGCTGGCCACACTAAAAGAAATCAGCAGAACCAATGCTGCGGCTGCAGGGGCCAGCGAAAAAATGTTGCGTTATACACAGAACTAACGGTAAATAAACAACCATGGCAGAACAAAACAAACCCGGCTGGCGCAAATACTTCAAAGTGGCAGACACTTCTGGAGTGATGAGTCCAATTTCAGGCACCAACCAGTTTGGATTTCCTGGATATGGCAAAAACGACGGCGGAACAGGCAACAACACAAACGATTTTGTGTTTCGAAATTATGCCAGCAGACTGCCCGAAGTTTACTCAGGACACCCCAATCGTATTGAGCGTTACAACCAGTATGAGAACATGGACATGGACTCAGAAATCAACGCCTGCTTGGACATTATTGCAGAGTTCTCCACACAGCTAAACGAACAAAACGGCACGCCATTTGACATTGACTACCAAGACAAGCCTACCGATCACGAAATTGAA